TGTCTTCACAAGACATCTTATCAAATTTATTAAATCGAAAGGGTGAAATCATTAGTGCCTTTTTATTTTTATATTCGTCTGTATAAATTACAAGCGGCTCTCTGTTAATAATTGTGGTTCCTTTATTGATTTGTGGCATATTTATATCATTATTAACATTAATTCTATTATACCCAGTATAATCATAATACGTATTCATAACATTATCTTCCTTATTTGTATTTGAATAGATAACATTGTAATCCTTGATTTCTTTTTTAAGTTCGGAATTAATATTATCATAGGCAGTCTCCAAACTTGCAAACATTGTTTCGCCGCCAACAGGAGGTGTCTTTAACATATAAATACTGGATACAACTGGGGGTTTATGGTCGTTAATGCCTACGAGGTCTTGGTGCCATACTGCAGTATTTTTAAAAGGAGCACTATATTTTAGTGTTATATCTTTAAGACCATAAAGGTCTTTAATATAGCAATTGCCTCGAATGGCTATTTGTGGGACGTAATCGACTTTAGAATATTCAAAAGGATGCACGACCTTATCATTGCATTTGCTATCAAATACTTTGCAAAACTCATAGAAATCTTTAGGTGTCAAATTTTGATTTTTAAACATTAGCATAGGAACTGCTTGAAAGAGTTTAGCCAATTCAAGTTTATCATAATCATTTACGTGTTTAATATCGATATTATTAATTACTGCTAGGTTTTTTTGAAATGTAGGAAAGGATACCTTCATAGATGCGGAGAAATCGCAATGCATAACTAGTAATACCAAATAAGCAAGAGAAGCGTAGCAGATGCGAGTTGGGAAGATGTTCATTTTAATCATATTTTATAAAATTATAGAAAAATAAAGAATATTATCATTTTTTATATTTATATTTACTTATATTTATTTATTTATTTATTTATATTTTAAAATTCACATATAATCCTCTATGTAATTCTTCTAAATACTTGCAATTATCATTATCATTATCATTATCATTCAATAATAGACTATTCAGATATGGATAGATGGCATTTGATAATTTAATAGATGCTTCTGTAGGAGAGGTGCTAGGTATATTGGGGACGCAATAGATGCTTGTATTTTTATAACGAATAAAAGGGTTATATAAGGTAGTAGGCATAGATTGCGAAGTTGTTCCTCCTTGATCGATTGCGACATCCATAATTACACTACCTGTTCTCGACATCAAATCTAACAACTCATTATTGATAATGCGAGACGCTTTCATACCATTATTATATATGGAAGATATAACAATATTGGAAAATATCAAGAGTTTCCTAACATTGTTTTCAGTCATCTTATATGCCTTATAAATGGTGGGGTTGCTTTCCTCAAGTATCTTTATTTTTTCATAATCATTATCGATAAGATTGATATTTTGGTATCCCAGCAGTATCGCTTGTTCAGCCGCTGCTCTACCTGCATTGCCTACGCCTACTATTGTTATAATCGTATATTTGTTTTTACGCAACTTTTTACTATTAGTAATAAAATTATCGGCTTCTATCATTGACTTCTTACCTGCTATAATAGACATTGGTGCCAATATAGGATATACTCCTTTATCATCTTGGATAGTTTCATAAGCATAGCATTTTGCTTTACTTTCAAGCATCGCATTGATTAACTCGGTATTACCTGCAAAATGAAAGAAAGACAATATAGTATGCCTAGATGTAATTAAAGGATATTCTCTTTTTTGTGGTTCCTTGACTTTCACAATGATATTTGCATTCTCATAAATATCCTCGAGATTATTAAGAATTATAGCACCTTTTGCAGTATATTCATCGTCGCTATATCCAGCATATTCTCCTGCTCCCGTTTGCACATATATAATGATATTACTATTATTCTCAAGCAATCTATGAATATCGCTAGGAACTATTGAAACCCTATTCTCGTAATCTTTTATCTCTCTAGGTATGCCAACTATATACATAAAATTTTTATTATAATTATTTTACTAATGCTAAATTATATTTATATATTTGCAAAATATGATTATTGAGATTATAAGGTATTGTTAGGTATTATAAGGTATTGTTAGGTATTATAAGGTATTATAAGGTATTAGTTAGTTGGCTTAATGCCTCTGTTATTAATCGTTTGTCTGCTCCGCAATACGAGGTTATTTCTATATTATTTCTATAAAACTTGAAATAAGGTATTGAAGATATGTTATAGTTATCACTAATCTCCCAGCCATCCTCGATATCTATTTTTAAGAATGTTATATTCGTATTAGCGGCGCTCAATTCTTCAATAAATGGATATATCTCTTTGCAAGGTTTGCAGAATGAAGCAGAAAAGATTGCGATAACATAGGTATTGCTAATCAAATAATTATTAAATTCATCTAAAGTCTTAACATTTATTACGGACATCTCTTATCTTTATTATTTAGATAGAATTAAAAATATTTAATAATTTTCGCACTTTTCATCAATTTGTAACAAATATATAAAAAATTGATAAATATTATATGTATATCTTATAAATACACAAATACAATACAACCTGATGTCTGCAGCGAAGAAAGTAGAGGATAAATATAAGAAATATGAGCTTCTCGAACATATCTTAGCGCTCCCAGATACCTACATTGGTTCCATTGAGCCTCAAAAGATTACCAGTTATATTTACGATGAAGAAACAAAGAAGATGGTGGCAGATGAATTAACATATATACCCGGCTTATTGAAGATATTTGATGAGGTTATCGTTAATGCCATTGACCATTGTATGCGTCTCCGTGCTGATGAAGAGAAAGGAAAAGAAGATATAAAGCACGTCAAGAACATCAAAGTGACGATTGACAAGGCTACTGGAAGGATTACTATAATGAATGATGGAAACGGCGTTGACATCAAAAAGCATAGTAGTTATGGTGATTTATGGATACCCGAGCTTATATTTGGAGAACTTTTGACTTCTACAAATTATGATAAGGGCGAAGAGAAGATTTGGGGTGGTAAGAATGGCTATGGTAGCAAACTTACGAACATCTTTTCTAAGGAGTTTTCCATTGAAACAATTGACCATTATACTAAGAAGATTTACACGCAAACATTCAGTAATAATATGACTGCGCGAACAATTGCTGAAGTTAAGGCATCCTCAAAAGTCCCCTATACGCAAATCAGTTTTATCCCTGACTACGAGAGGTTCGGTATGAAGAATATGTCTGACGATATTTATAAATTGTTCAACAGGCGTGTGATTGATGCTTGCGCAACAACTCCAAAGGAAGTCTCAGTATATTTCAATGGCGAAAAACTGATGATTAAGGATTTTGAAAAGTATTGCGAATTATTCCTTGATAAAAAGGAGCAGCCCTTCGTATATGAAGCGGTTGGCGAAAGATGGGAGGTTGTCGCTTCGATATCGAGTTCAGGGTCTTTTGAGTTCTTGTCATTTGTTAATGGGATTAATACAATCAAGGGAGGCAAGCATATCGAGTATATTACAAATATGATTACTAAAAATCTGGTTGATATGACGCTATCAAAGAAGAAGAAGGCAGTGAAAGCGCAGCATATTAAAGACAACCTATTCGTATTTGTGAAAGCGCTTATAGTCAATCCCAGTTTCGATTCGCAAAGCAAAGAAACTCTAACAACACCTGTTGCGAAGTTCGGTTCTAAATGCGAACTTAGCGAAAAGTTCTATGACAAGTTATTTAAGATTGGGATTGTCGACAAGGCTCTCAGTATTACTGAGTTTTACGATAAGAAGAAACTGGTAAAGACGGATGGCAAGAAAATATCACGTATCATAGTTCCCAAGTTGGATGACGCAAATTTAGCGGGGACGAAGGATAGCGCTGCTTGCACTCTAATTTTAACAGAGGGAGATTCGGCAAAAACGATGGCGGTTGCAGGGCTTAGCATTATAGGACGCGATAAATACGGCGTATTCCCTTTGCGTGGTAAAATTTTGAACGTAAAGGATGCGACGCTCCAGAAAATCACAGATAATACTGAGATTACGGCTATCAAGAAAATTCTCGGTCTTGAGCAAAACAAAAAATATACAGACCTCAGCCAGTTGCGATATGGCTCGATTATGATTATGACAGACCAAGACCACGACGGCAGTCATATTAAAGGTCTGATATTTAATATTTTCCAAAGTATGTGGCACGAATTATATGAAATCTCTGGGTTTCTAACATCTATGCTTACGCCCATTATTAAAGCGACAAATAGTCGTGGCAATGAGATTATCGAGTTTTACAATATGTCTGACTACGAAAGATGGGGTGAAACTGATGTCGCCAAGAATGGCTCTTGGAAAATCAAGTATTACAAAGGGCTCGGCACATCAAATGACCAAGAGGCGAAAGAATACTTTAAGAATATGAAGAAGATTACTTATAAATATGATAAGGATGCTGACGAAGTCATTGACCTTGCATTTAATAAAAAGCGCGCAGACGACAGGAAGGAATGGCTCGCAAATTACGACAAGGACAATGTATTAGATTATACAAACCTTGAAGTAGATTTCAAAACATTTGTAGATAAGGATTTAATTCATTTTAGTAATCGCGATTTGCAAAGGTCGATTAATCATATATGCGATGGTCTCAAAGAAAGCACGCGCAAAATCTTATTCGCCTGTTTCAAGCGCAAGCTATACACGAACGAAGTCAAGGTCGCGCAATTATCTGGATATGTTAGCGAAGTATCCGCTTATCATCACGGGGAGAATTCGCTGCAACAGGCGATTGTAGGAATGGCGCAAATATATGTTGGGACGAATAATATCAACTTGCTATCGCCGAATGGTCAGTTTGGTAGCAGGTGTCAAGGCGGACAGGATGCTTCGTCCGCTAGGTATATTTTCACGCTATTAACAAAATTAACGAAATTAATCTTCAAGGAGGAGGATAATAATACTTTGACATATCAGGATGATGACGGGCAGCAAATAGAGCCCGAGTTCTATATTCCAGTAATCCCTATGATACTTGTTAATGGAGGCATTGGTATTGGCACAGGGTATTCTACAAATATCCCGCAATTTAACCCAAGCGAGATTATTGCGGCTTGTAAGTTTATATGCACTGCTATTAAACTTGCTGGTTTAGATGGAGATACTGAGGATGGAATGGACAATATCTATGAAACCATTGATATATTAGATATTGATGATTTAGTGCCTTATTATTTGGGTTTTAATGGGACTATTAAGAAATCAGAGAACAACTCATATATTAGCAAAGGGATTTATAAATGGATTGATGGTGAAACGCTTGAAATCACTGAATTGCCTATTGGGATGTGGACAGAGGATTATAAAGAGTTTTTAGAGAATATGATTACAAACGGCTTAAATAATTTGAAATATATTGAAAATCATTATACGTCAAAGAATGTTAAGTTTATCTTGCATTTTAATGCGAATGTTCGCGAAACGTTTGAAGACAAGTTTGAGCAATTGTTTAAGATGTCTTCGAGCAAAAACTTGAGCATCAACAATATTCATCTCTTTAATAAAAATGGGGCAATCCAGAAGTATGACAATACAACTGAAATTATCAAAGAGTGGTCTAAAACTCGTATCTTAAAATATATTGAAAGAAAGGCATACCAAATCAAAATACTTGAAAAGGACTTCCTCTTATTGTCTGCTAAAATCCGCTTCATTATTGATGTTATCTCTGGCAATATTCAGATAATGAATAAGAAACTTACTGATATTGCTAAAAGATTAATTGAACTTAAGTATCCGCGCATTAATACAGATACTGGAGCAAACATTGTAGTTGCTGGAAATATTGATAATGACGCTAGTGATGACGTTAGTAGTGATGGACGCGATAGCAGTGATGCTACGGATGGAAACAAGGATATTAAAGACTTTAACTATCTTCTTAAAATGCCTATATCACAACTAACTTATGATAGAAAAATAATATTAGAAAAGGAAGTAGATGCGCTCAATACTAATCTTAAAAATCTGCGGGATAGCCGTATTGAAGATTTGTGGATGTCTGACTTAGTTGAACTAGAGAACGCGTGGGAAGAACATAGAGACATTGTATTAAAAGAATATGACAATGACCGCAAAGGTATCATTGAACCTAAAAAAGCCGCTAAGAAGAAGGCAAAGAAATAGATGAAAAGGGATTATTAGACTACTATATATTATTAGATAGAATACTTATTTTTTATAATTCAATATTTTTCAGCAAAATATGAAGGTGCCTGTTTTTTATATATGGTTGCCGTAAATGTTTTACCTTTATACATCTCTATATATAATGTATTACCATCGTATATTTCATTACATCCAATATCATCATCACATTTCATATTATCGTGGCTAATCGGTAATCGCAGCATAGTATTTTTATCTGTCGTCGTATAGTAATTCCATCTATCTCTATGGTTATTTGCTCTTTTGCTAAATAAAGGCAGTATGATAGGTTCATTATTATCATTAGATGTCAAAATACCTACTTGCTGATATTCTCGGTTGTTATCATAAGATGGCAATTCCTTAGGATATACTGGGATGCTAACGCGACTATCTACCTTAGGACACGCAGGACACGCAGGACACGCAGGGCACACAGGACACCTATCAATAATACCCTTAATATCCTTTTTATTACTATTATTACTTTTATTATTCGCATAATATAAAAGAGTTCCTACAATCAATAGTGATACTGCTAAGATAAATATTACAAAATATAAAATATATATGCTATTCATATCTTTCTTTGCGACCATTGCTATTCTCCTTATATGCCTATTATCCTATTATTATCTATTACTTTTATTTTCCTTTAACAACACCAAATGATAAGCCATAAGTTATATAATCGTGTATCCCGAAAAATCGAGGGTTTCCTGAAAGGATGTTTATATGGTAATACCATTTAAATGGTAATATAAGGAGTTTATTGCTATTTAATAGGATTGTCGTTAGGTTCTGGTTATATTCGGGAGGTAATATATCGGGTGATATTGGAACATTGTTTTCCTGTTTAGTTAGAGCATTCCCTATTGTTATTTCTACGGAGTTATCTTCGTGACTATCAGCATATATTAGTAAATATTTATAATTATTTCTGTTCCAACTCCAAATATTCGGGATGATGACATCATATTCGACGATATTATAGTCGAACCAATCAGCCAATATCGCATCAATATCTTGAATACTATCCTCAATAATTATTGGCTGCTTTTTGTATAGCAAATTAAAGTCAAAATGCGCTGTATCTACTTGGTATATTACTAACTCATCATAGAATATATAATACAGCGAAGCATATATTATTATTATGAAAATCAATAAATATATATAGTTATACATTTTATTATAATTATATATATTTATATATACATAAATATCACATAAATCTAATAATTATTTTTATATATTATAAGAGTAATATAAAATATTTGATGAGTGCCCCCGAAGATGATGATATGGTTAATTTTTTTGTAAATACCTCAATAATTTTCATCATTATTTTCTTAATGATATTTGGATTGCCTTTAGGATTATATGCATATAAGGCGTTAAATAGTTGGGGAAAAGATAATAATGCGTTGATAGAAAATTTACAAAATAAAGAGATTGATAAATACAATGAACTATCAGATATCTTCTTATTTTGTACGTATATGCCAATTAAAAAATTGTTTTTTTGCAATAACACAATAAACACTACCGAACAAGCATATATATCAAATCATAAGAATCAAATAAGCCGAATATTAGAAATTTTAAAAGAAAAACAATCAAAGATTAATACAGATTATACTAGAATTAAAACGCTATCTGATACATTTATTAATGATAATAAGGTATCACGTATCAAACGCGAGTTTGAGGAAGAGCAAAGACTTAAAAAGGAAGCAGGTGAAGATGGAAGACATAATAGTAGTCAATTATTGAAATGGTTTAATAGTGCTGGTTCAGCTATACATAATTTTTTAAAGTTACTATTTATGCTTTTTGGTTTTATTGTATCAATTATTTCAGCCCTTGCAAAGAATAAGGTAGTAACAGGGTTTCTAATAATTGTATTAGTAATCATAATTGCTTTATCATTAACCAAACCAGCAAGTAAATCTAAAGACGGAAAGAACAATAATGGAGCGACTAGCAGCAATGTAGGGCTAAGTCCTACCGCTATATACAACGACATTTTAGATACATATAAACATTATAGCGAAATGGTGAAAAATGTGAATGTGGATTTTCTTGGCACAACCACTGAGACTGAAGTGAATGTAGATGACGAAGATTATGACGAAACCTTGTATAGAAAAATAAGAGGTGGGAAACGATACGACAACTTATCTTATATTAATCTTTCTTCTTTAGACGCGACTATTCAAACTGAAATAAAGAATATATATAAAATTGAAATAGATGCTGATAAATATTATAACATCTATTTGCCATCTGAGAAATTTAGTATTCTGCAAACTGATATTGAATGGAAAACATCTAATAATGCTAATAATGAGAAAATATGGGATATAAATTGCGAGGCTATTGGAGTTCAAGGAAGCACTTCGATACCTGCTTTTATTAGCAATGAAGGTAAATGTATAATTAATGAGGCTGAATTAAAGAAGGCTGATAAATCTCCGGGTGCCCCCGAACCGCCTACTATATATAAAACAGAATATATCAAATAACTTTGCTATGTATTTATTATCTAATATATTTTTAAAGGTATATACAATGGTTGCTGTTGCTGCTTGTGCAGGTAATACTGCTTTAATATGTAAAACAGGAGACAAATATACTATTAATGATAGTAATACAACAATCACAAAAATAAAGACTGATTATATTGATAAAATAGAAATTAAGGATAATGAAATATCTTTGACCCCTTCTTCGTCTAACCATTATTTTTATGCGGATGAAAAGGCGCACTGCAGTGAAACTTGGCAAGATTGGTTTTGTATCCCGAATTATCATAATAACAACAAGGTCAATAAATATCCATTTACTAAAACAATGTCTGTTGGCGTATGCTATGATTATTGTGCGAAAGGGTCGAATGGTAAATATATGACCATTAAAAATAAAACAAAATGCGAAGTATATGATGACGAGGATGACCTTATTTATAATCCCCTTGCTATCATTGCGATGATAGGCACGCCTTTTAAAGATAATAAAGAAAATTTACCTGAATTAACTACATTAAAATATATTGGTTTTCGAGGGTCTTATTTAAATGATTTATATAGAGTTAATAAAAATGATAATTTTATAACTAATGCAATTATTAATAATATAAAAGGCACTGCTACAATCACTATAGCTGCTGATGGAACACAAGACTATCAAGACAAATTATTAGCAAATATCATAAAGGGATTACACCAAAAAGATAAGGATGGAAATCCTAATAATACTATACTCCGTATTAGAAAAGATATTAATGATGCTATTACAAAACTTAAAGGGTTCTATATTGATGGGAAGAACAAAGAAAAAAGGGAGATATTTTTTAATAAAATAAAGGATTATGTGTTTGATATTGATAAATTAGAGAATGTATATGGTAAAGATAAGAATAGCAAAGCCAAATTTATAAATATTATTGCATATACTTATAATATTATGTATTTAGTATTCTATGATACAACCAAAAATCCTTCAGAAATTAGAACAGAAGCCGATATAATTACCCGCATAAAAAAGTTAATAGACTTTCATAATATTGCTGGTATTGCTGAAAATACAGAAATGAAAACAGATTTAACTAAAATGTTTCTATACGCTTGCTATAATTGTTTTAATGTAAATTATGATAATTTTAAGACATATATAGATAATAATCCTTATGATGATATACTACTACGTATAGATATAAATAAGGATACAAATACAAATAAAAATTTAAATACCGAATTTAAGAAGGCTATAATAGAAATCGACAAGTTGGCTACAGGCACTGATAAAGATGCAACATATATTTTAGCATATTATATAAAATACTATGACCATAGCATATTGGCAGAATATGGAGATAACTTTGCAAACTTGCAATATATTGCAGTAGTGTTTGGGATGTTGGCGGGATGTCTTCTAGCGATATTTATAATATACTTATTGTTTGTTTTGAACAAAGGGCATAATATAGTAATTGCATTTTTTAATTTCAGTTTTCTTTATTATAAGTTGGTTACGTTTGGCATACTCAGAATTAGTTGTGTTATTTATTATAATCTATTGAGTAGATTAAGCAAATATACAATATTATCTATACTATTCAAAATATTTAACATAGGGTTCATTATCTTCCTGCTAGGATACTTGTATAAAATAATTACTGATTTATTAGGAATTGATTATATAACGTTATTAAAGAAAACGAAATACGATAAACTATCCGAACTATCTCCTGAGGACAGAGCAATATATACTGATATAGGGCTATATATATTTATTACATATTTGATATATATCTATATATATAGCGTCTATATAATTAGGTATTCATTGAGTGAAAGTAAATTTGATATAATGACTAACATAGACGCAGATGATAAAACGGCTCTTGAATTTGTAGAGAATGTATTAGTATCAAATTATATGTCGGATTTGATAAGTATATTTACTTCTTTACACTCTACAACCAACAGCCCCTCTTGATAATTCTTAGGAATACTATATATTATTCTAATATTTTCTAATTATAGAATGAATATATTTCTATATAAAAGATACAGAAAAATACATAAAACTGCGGATGGTATATTATATGTTCTTTATAAAAAAGATAAGATATATATTGCAAAATACTTTAAAAAGAATGGGGTAGTTAAAAAAGAGCACAAGCATCTTATTCAGCAAAAATCGAAGAAGGTTGGTGGCGTAAATGAAGAAAAAAAGGTAGCAGTATGCTTATTAAATGTTTATAGTTGGAATGGGTATAATACAAGGCGTTCTAATTTTATAGATAAGTTTAAGGTATTAATCGAAGATAAGCAAGTAGATTTGCTGCTTACGCAAGAAGACCAACACGATATTAAATATGATACGAGTGAAAGTGTTAAAGCATATTCATTAAAAGAAGAAAAAGACACAAAGAGGTTTGTTTTTAATATGTGTATTAGCACCTCTCTACAATTTTGCAAAGGTATTGTGCCAAGAAATGCTATAATTATAAAGGATACTCGGTTTGGTATTACTATTGCAAATTTACATTTAGAAGGTGGGCGTTTTGTAGATACAGAATTAGACGATGCTACATTTAAAATATATTTAGATATTAAACTAGAATTATTGAGAAAAGTATTAAATGAACGACCTAATATTATATCGGGTGATTTTAATTCTGTTTTTTGCGAGGATCCAGAATTATTAATTCAAATGTACTATGACCAAATAGCATACTATGATGTTTCTTGTAGTAAGAAAGCAACATCATCATCATTTCCGTCGGAGGATGATGATGATACAGAAGGCTCTTTAACTGCAGAAGAATCAGGATTGCAAAAAAATCTTGGTGTATATCTAATACAAAAATGTCCTAACAATTGTGGTGATAAAGGTAAGGCGACTTTAAGTAAAGACCAAATAATTTCTTGGAATAATGCACCATTTGAATTATTGCAAAAAGCAGATTATGAATATATACAACCAAAAAATATAAAAACTGGAGAAAAAATAAATCCAACAAATTCAAGAGGAAACAATGTAATAGACCACTTTTGGGTTCATAAATTATTACGTGGTAAATATGCTTTTAGCACCGAGATATATGATGGTTTTGGAGAAATAAAAGATAATTTATATGGTGATATGACAGACCACAAACCTCTTATATTAACTATTAAAAGGAAAGACGCTAAGCAAGGAACTCATCTTAGCAAAAGACAAAAGGTCGGGAGCAAGTAAGTAATACAAAATATATAAGGGATTAATCCATTAGGAATATTAAATGGATGATAATAATATATATTTGCTAAATATTAAAACAATTCAGGCTTCTACATTT